AACATCATCATCTCCAGCCTTTACAGTTATACCAAGAGAAGACTCAGATGTAAAGATTGCTAAAATGTGGAGGGTTATATTAAGTTATATTTGGGAAATATCTGATGGTAATGCTCAATTAAAGGAAGCGATACATGACCATAGTTCATCTGGATTAGGTTATTTGTACGCTTATATTGATACTGAGTCTGATTTTGGAAAAGGAGAAGTAAAATTTACAAGTGTTAATCCATTCCGTATTTATGTTCCATCAACAAGTAGAGATAGATATTTTAAGGATGCTGATAATCTTATACTATCTACAATTTTAACTGGTGAACAAATTGTAAATATGTATCCAGAACTTGGGCCGCAAGAAAATCCCGAAACTGGAGAAATGGAAGAAGGGTTATTGAAAAATATATCCGGTTATAGTGATGATGAAGATTATCCATCATCTCAACAAAGTAGTCAACAAAAAACTTGGACTCCNNCTGAATCTAAAGATTTAGAAAACTTTTATCAGGAAAAATATCAGGTATTAGAAAGATTTTATAAAACAAAAATTCCTTTTTATTTAATTGCAGATGTTAATAATCTTATCAGGAAAAATATCAGGTATTAGAAAGATTTTATAAAACAAAAATTCCTTTTTATTTAATTGCAGATGTTAATAATCAGGAAGAAATGATATTAAATGAAGAAGAATTTCAGAAATTTCTTGAGGAGAACCCCGGCGTATTTGAACGTGGGCTTGTTCAATTTCAGGAAATTTTGCAGACCCGTATTGCGGTAGTGGCCTCTGTTGGAGAAATTGTTTTATACGAATCAATTCTCAATACTGATATATATCCNATTGTACCACTTCCAAATATCTATAGTGGTACACCCTACCCGAGGTCTGACATTTCTAGGGCGAGACCTATGCAAAGACTATTGAATAAACTCTGGTCATTAGCTTTGTCTCATGCTCAGGCTTCTGCGGGTCTGAAATTAATTGTTCCAATAGGTAGTGTAGATGATATTAGTCAACTTGAACAGGATTGGTCAAATCCAAATGCTGTTATAGAAGTTGATAGTTCTCAGGGTGAACCACATTTCCCAGCTCCTACACCACTTGCTGGTGAATTTTATAAATTGATACAGTCATGTGAGTTCTATATAGATTTTACATTTGGTTTACCAGAACTAATGCATGGATTTGCTGAGAAAGCTCCTGATACTGTACGTGGTACAGAAAGAATGCTGGCTCAGGGAGCTGAAAGACCTAAATCTAAATTACGTGATATTGAGTTGGGTATTAGAAAACTTGGTCAAGTCATTTATGGATTGTCAAAAGGTCATTATACATTTAAAAAGATTTTTAGATTAGTTCAGGCAAATAATAATGTTAATGAAGTAATGGCTAATTACTATGATGATTATAGTGAAACTGTAATGGATATTCAAAAGGATAGGCATAATATTGGTCAACATGACGTTAGTATAGAACCGGGTTCTACTCTACCAACAAGCAAATGGACTGAGTATCAAGTATACGCAGAAGCATTCCAAATGGGATTAATAGATAGAACAGAAGTGATAAAGAAGAATCCAGAAATTTTTGATAAAGAAGGTCTTATCCAGAGAATGGGTGAGATTCAACAGTTGCAGGGCCAAGTCCAGCAACTTTCAGAACAAAACAAAGAATTGCAAGGTGACTTGCAAACAGCGCAGAGAGAGTCTGTATCTGACAGGAAACGGGTTGAAGTTGAGAAATTTAAATCCAAACTTTCCGAGGTGCAGTCTGATGCGAAAGCCGATAGGCGAGTACAATCAAACAAACTTACTAATGCGGTACAGCTTGAAATGGAAAAATTGAAACCCCAAATTGAAGAATTTGGAGAAGGTATCGGTTCTATTCCTTAAATTTTAAGGATATCGCAAGGAGACAGTTATGAATGAAGTCAATATAGAAGGTCAAGTATTAGAAGATACTGGTTTAAATGAAGAACTTGGATATGAAGATGTCCCTGTTGCTGACCATGTAGTTAGTGAAAGTGAAACACATCAGGTAGATTGGGAAAATGAAACTCGGAAATTTCAGTCAATGTATGACAAACAGAAATCTGAGAATCATAAGATGAGACAGGATATGCAACATATAGCTAACAACATCAAACAGACACAATCAGATGTCAATAAGAAACCTTCATTGCCTGAGGATGAATTTAATCCTTGGGATGCGTATTATAAGCCTGAATCAGAAAGCTACAAGTTTCGTCAACAGAAGGAACATGAAGTTGTGAATCGGGCAATAGGTCAACAAAATGCTCAAATGCAAGAGCAAATGTTGATTAATAATACAATGAATGATTTAAGGGGAGTTCATAAGATGACAGAATCAGAGGTTAGTGAATTTATGGATTGGTCAACTGACCCGGGTAGTAGTATGACTCTGGATACGTTAGTTGATGTTTTCAAGTCACGTAATCAACAATCTGGTGTTCTACCATCAAGTGAACCAACTCCTGATTCATTCCAAGCGGTTAAAGCCGCACGAGAGGCTCCTCGTACAGCAGGTGTTCTACAAGGCCAACAGGCCAATCAACCAAAGTCCGAACAGGACGCGATGTGGGATGCTGTTGTTAGTGCGGGAAGCAGAAGTAATGTTTTGTAATAAACAAAAATAATAAGGAGTACTAAATATGGCAACATATAGTGCTGGCAGTTTATCGGCAAACGGAACTAGAACTCCCGGTGTCTCTGCAACTGATTTTCACTCAAGACGATTATTCGACTTTAGTGATAGGATAGCAGAGTTAGCCCCGGAAGAATCTCCGTTTTTCGTATATCTGTCCAAAGTAGGAAAAGTACCCACTTCAGACTCTCAGTTTCGATTTTTAGAAGATAGAACCAAAATATCAATTGCTGACAGAGCTTTTACTGCTCAGGCTGCATTTACAGCGGCTGCGGTAGGAAGTACTGCGACAGCAACTTTTGATACTACGGATTCAACACCAGTCTCAGTTGATTGGTTGATTCCGGGAATGGTTATAACTTGCGGTACAGTAGATACAACTACAGCACAGCCACAATGGTGTGTAGTTCGTATTGAATCTGTTGTAGATTCAGGTGCTTATAGCACCGCTACGGTTCGTACTATCGCACAAGCTGAAGCTGCATCTTTAACGGTGCCTGATAATGCTAAGTGTACAGTAATTGGAACTGCCTTTGAAGAAGGGACAGGAGCACCAGATGTTTGGTCTCAAAAGCTTGAGAATGACTACGGTTATACTCAAATCTTCAAGACAGCTTGTGAAATGTCGAATACGGCAAGAGCAACTGTCTATCGTGGATATGCTGATGAATGGCAACGTATCTGGAATTTGAAACTCAGAGAACATAAAGTTGATATCGAAAGAGCTATGCTGTTTGGTATGAGAGCGCAACAAAATAGTGTCAATTATACCGATGGTATAGTTGGTCATGTTATTGCTAACTCTCAAGGTGAACTTGCTGATGAAGCTACGGTATCGTATACATCAGATAAGGCTTATCTTAAAACGATAACTACAGCTAACTGGACATATGATGATATTCTGAAAGACTTGGAAGTTATCTTTGACCCAGCTAGAGGTGGAACATCTGCTAAGTTAGCATTGGCTTCATTGCCTGTTATATCTCAATTTAATAAAATGGGAAATAACAGTTTTATTGATGCTTCAACAACTAGTACGCAGGCAGCGTATAACTTTGAAAGAAGTACTGGTTCTTTTGGTCATAAAGTAATGAAGATTGAAACTGTTCATGGTGATATATCTTTAGTTAAAGAACCTTTGTTCAGAGGACAATCTGCAGGTTTCTTGTGTATGGTTGATTTAGACCATGTATCTTATAGACCTCTTGTTGGTAATGGTATCAATCGTGATACTTCAATTCAAACTAATGTACAGTCAGCAGATGAAGACTTACGGAAAGACATGATTCTTACAGAAGCAGGTCTTGAAGTTTCTCTTCCTGAGACTCATGCATTAATACACCTACAAGGAGTATAAGATGAGAAATGATTATCTAAATGTAAATAGTCAACAGACTGGTAGTTACAAACAAAAAGCAATGCTTCTTTCAGCAGCAATTACATTAACTGAAGCTGATAGTGGTAAAGTTTTTTATTGTGAATCATCAGGTGGTGCTTATTCGATTACATTTCCTACAGGTAGTAGTATTGAAGATGGAATTTATTACAAATTCTGGAACAATGAAAATACTCCTACTGGTGCAATAACATTTGCAGCAGGGAGTGCTATTGTCTTTGGTAAAATCAATGAAACAGAAGTTGATACAGGTGATGATGGGCCGGGTTCTAGTGCCGATGGAGCAACGGGTGTATCCAATGTAATTTGGGGAACATCTGCATTAAAAGGTGATTATTTAGAATTTTCATCTTATGGTGGACATTGGTATCTAAATGGTCAATCTGGTAAAGACGGAGCTGTTACTACATCTTAATCTTAATAAATAAGGATTAACAGTTATAAGGTACTGTGGGAGTTGTCAATAAAAGGCGGCTCCCGAAACCTTAAAAGAATTATGAAGAATTGTATAAATTGCAAATCACCCAATCCAGACCAATGGTTTTATTGCCGGAAGTGTGGTAAGAAGTCATCTGACTCTAAGTTTACTACAAACTTATATATGATGAGTGAAATTGGGAAAAGAACTGATATTGAGTTTTCAACAACTACTATTGATGAAGATATCAAATCAATGAACAGGAGAAACCATGCCTAAACATTATAAGAAATATAAAAAGGGAAGTAAGAAATATAAAGAAGCTTATAAGGAACATTTAAAACTTAAAAAGAAAAAATAATGGCTACATTAAAAGTAAAAATACAAGAAGATATTATACTTGATAATCAAGACTATGGCTCTAAAAGAGTATTAGAAGTTTCTAGTATTAATGAAATAGTTAAGAGAGT